CAGTGGTTCGCACTGAAAATCAATCAGGAGACAGTGTTACAACACATAAGAATGTGATTAAAACCGAGAATCAGTCTGGTGACAATGTTACCACACACAAAAATGTTGTTAAGACTGAATCAACTTTTAACAAGTTTTTGCGTGAAGTCATGAATGAATCAAACATTGTTGATGATGATTTCTTTGAAGATTTTACTGCCCAACAGATTAAACAAGAAAATCAAATCTCAGCTGAATTGGCCATTGATCCAAATGCAATGACATTGAGTCGTAAGGTTTACACTAACACTTACATGATTTCTACAAGAAGAAGTGAAAGTGAAAATTGGACTCAGCATGTTAATTGTGTTTTTATTCGTGGACGTACAGCTTTGACTGTTGGTCATCTTGCTCCAACTCTTTGTGAACGTGTTAATGGTCAGATTAAGATTAATGGACCATTTAAACCTGAAGGCTATATTCTTCCAATTAGCTCTCTTAGGTTCAAGAAGTTGAATTATGCTGATGGAACTACTAAAGACATGATGCTTATCATTTTCCCTTCAAATGTTCATGACCATCAGGATATTATGAGTAGTTTGGCTGATTCAGAAACAATGTCAAAGTTTAAAACTGCACCTTCAATGTTGATTACTCCAACAGTTATCAAGGACAAGGCAATTTTTAATCAGAGGTTTGCTGATGTGCATGCCATGGATAATGAACTTTCTTATCGTCATGAAGGTTCTGAAGGTGGAAGAATTAGAATTAGACAACACTATCTTTATACAATGCAAACAACAAATGGAGATTGTGGTTCGTTTCTGGTTTTAATGTCAAATTATTTACCTAAGAAGATTATTGGAATGCATGTTGCTGGTGATGCTCTTGGAAGAGGATATGCAACTCCAATCAATGTTAGGGATATTGAAGAAGCACTCAAAGACATTCCTTTAGAAGCACAAATTAAGATGGATTTGTCAATTTATGAAAAGGATGAAGCTGAACTTTCTTCAACGCCTGAGGGTGATTTTACACCTGCTATCAAATCAAAGATTATGATTGCAACACCCACAAATACTGCATTGCGCCATTCACCAATTTATGGAAAGGTTCTTGAACCAATTACTGCGCCATCTGCTTTGAGCAGAAGAGTTAAATTGGAAAATGGCACAATTCATGATCCAGTGTTGGCAGGTTTGAAGAAAACTGGCAAAATTCCGCCATATATTGATCCAGACTTGATTGAAGCTGCTTGTAATGATGTTTTAAGAGTTCATCAGACAAATGACATTAAGAGGAAGAGAGTTCTTACAAATCTTGAAGCTCTTACTGGTGTCACTGATGATGCTTATTCAAATCCTTTGAATAGAAGTTCATCTGCTGGATTTCCTTGGGTTAAGGATCGAGTTGGTAAAGGTAAGATGAAATGGACTTCTGATCCACAGGGTGAGTACAAAATGAGTGAGGAACTTGAGAAAGCAATTATGGAACGAGAGGAAATGGCAATCAATAATGAGAGATATCCGACTATCTGGATTGATACATTGAAAGATGAAAGAAGACCTCTCGAAAAGGTTCGAGTTGGAAAGACAAGAGTCTTTTCTGCTGGACCAATGGATTTTGTTGTTGCTTTCAGAAAGTATTTTCTTGGATTTTGTGCCCATGTTGCTGAGAATCGTATTGATAATGAAATTGCTGTTGGAATTAATCCTTATTCATATGATTGGACCCATCTTGCTAAGCATTTGAAAAAGAAGGGTACCAAGGTTGTTGCTGGTGATTTTGGTAACTTTGATGGTACTCTCCTTCTTCAGATTCTTGCTGAGATTGGAAAATTGATTAATGAATGGTATGATGACGGTGAAATTAATATGCAAATTCGCAGCATTATGTGGAAGGAATTGATTAATTCTGTTCATATTGAAGGCGATAACATCTATTTTTGGACTCATGGACATCCTTCTGGACATCCACTTACTGCTATTCTCAATTCACTTTATAATTCTGTTGTTTGTCGTATTGTTTTCGTTCTTTGTGCGAGAAGAGTTGGAAAAGTTGTCACCATGAAGGATTTCACCGACAACGTTTCTATGATTTCTTACGGAGATGACAATGTTCTTAACATCAGTGATGAAGTTTTTGAATGGTACAATCAGAACACAATGAGTGAAGTTTTTGAGACCATTGGAATGGAATATACTGATGAATTGAAGAGTTCTGCTGCTAATGCCAAACCTTTCAGAACACTTGAGGAAGTCTCCTTTCTCAAACGCAAGTTCAGGTGGGATGAAGAAAGACAATGTTACACTGCTCCACTTGAATATGGTGTTTGTATGGAGATGGTAAATTGGATTCGTGGTGAACTTGATGTTGAAGAAGCTTGTGCAACAAATTGTCAAACATCTGCAATGGAACTCTCTTTGCATGGAAGAGAAGTTTTTAACAAAAGTGTTGCACTTATTAAGAAGGCTTGCCTTCAATCCATGCAAACCCAACCCCAAATCCTGACTTATGCTGAATACATCTCAAAATTTGAGGAGTCTTATGGTATGATGATGGAAAACCCTAATCTTGAGCTAGGGGCTTAGATTAAATTGTCGTTAAAATCTAAGCAGCAAAGCCCGGTCTCAAGTCATCTCATTAATTTAATAATTTAGACTTGGTTAGTGTGGTGGAACCAGAGAAAATTTTTCTTTATTGATCAGTGTGTGGGTTCTAAAATATTGGCTACTGATCCGACAAATTTTGACTAGGTGTTTAACCTGACACTTAGGGGTTTTCAAACCATTTTGGGT